CCATATCCGCGTGAAGAGGTGGTAAATGGCCAGACGCAAACCTGAAGATATCATTGCATTAGTAGATGCACACTACGATGCAACTGAACCTCTTCGCGACAGGATGCAGGAGGACCACGATCTTTATCGGCTGGAGCCCTATGACGCAGGCGAAGGCTACCAGTCCTATACATCGAATGATCCCAAGACTTATGCAGAGAAGATAATCGGATGGGTGTCAGGCGCAGAGATGACTGTGCGTATCCCCCATGATTCCGCAGAGCCTGACCTACGCAATCGGAATGATATGAAAGAGCGGTTCCTTATCGGCATAGCCAAGGCCGCTGATGAACGGCTTATGCGTATGATGCTTCCGGCGCTTCGCGATCAGATGGGCTGGTACGCAGCACTTCGTGGATGGGTATCTGGACGGGCACTTCTTGCGAAGAGAGATGACGGAACCACCTATGTTGATATCACTCCCTGGGACCCCATGCATACCTACTGGGGCGTGGGACCCGATGGACTGGAATGGGCCTGCTATAAGGTGCCCAAGACTAAGGATCAGATTCTTGCCCAGTACAACATCAAGGTGGACTGGGACAGCGCATACAAAGAAGACGCTATCGAGGTATATGACTTCTACGACAAGGAAGTTAATACTATCCTGATTCATAACGGCTCCAGGGCTAATCCACTGCTGAAGGTAGTGAAGAAGCAGACAACTCATGGCGCAGGTCATGTGCCAGTGTTTATATGCCCTATGGGAGCTAACCCATATATCGTGGCACTTTCACAATCCAATCTGAGGGACACGATTGCCGACGTGGGGGAAAGCGTCTTTAATTCAACAAGAGATTTATATGGCAAGCATAACTTTATAATGAGTACCCTGCTTGAACTTGCTGCCCGATCCCGACGGCAGGGACTTATAGTCCGGTCCAGGGACGGCACCAAGACACTTGATGAAGATCCCTATCTGGAAGGTTCGGAGATATCCCTGGCTCAAAATGAAAATGTAGAGCCATTAGGACTTCAGGAAGCAGCCAAGGAAACAGGCGCTTTGCTGAACCTGATATCCGGGGAGAAACAGCGGGGTACTATTCCACACTCAGTATATGGTGAACTGCCATTCCAGCTTTCGGGATTCGCAATTAACACACTGCGCCAAGGTGTGGAGACTGTGATTAATAAGTACCTCCGTGGCGTGGAACGTGCCTATCAGATGATATTCAACCTGATAGCAGATCAGTACAGCTCAGGCTCCTTTAAGTCTATGGAAGTATCGGGCATGGATCGTAATCGTATCTACTTTACCGAGGAGATCAATCCTGACGACATGAAGAATACCGGCTCTCCTATCGTGAACCTTGTGGGTCAATTGCCGCAGGATGATATGACCAGATACTCAATGGCCCAGATCGCACGGGAAGGCCCGACACCACTACTGTCTGACAGGGCCATCAGGGATCGCATCCTGGCAATACAGGATGCCGACCAGATGGATGACTCTATCAAGGAGCAGATGGCTGAACGGATGCTGCCTGAAGCGGCACTGTGGACACTGCTCCGTGCCTCAGAACGGCAAGGAAGAGATGACCTGGTACGATTCTATGTCAATGAACTGACATCACTGATTATGCAGAAACGTCAGGCTGCTGAGATGCGGAACGCTGGTGCAGCCGGTGGTCCCCCGCCAGGAGGTCCACCTGGAGGAGTGCCTGGGGGTCCCCCTGGCGGGCCTCCAACAATGAACCCGGCAGCAATGCCGCCGGCGATGCAGGGCGTTCCACCTCCAATGCCCACCCCACAGGCTGGACCTCTGGTGCCTCCGGGCACCCCGCGTCCAGGCGCTCAGGGAGTGATATAGATGCCTGAATCATTGTTTGGTGAATATGAACAGCTAACAAAGATGGCGGAGAAAGCCTGGACTGGCGCTCCGGCCCCAGTATTCTGGACCATGAGCGAAAGTGATGCGGACTTCGATGAGTCGATACGCTATGTTGGAAAGGCCCAAGATGAGCCATCGCAACCTCTGGAAACTGAGCTGTTCGGCGATGCCCCTGATCCTTTTAGCGATTACCAAGATGACCCGCTTGTAGAGGACATACTGTCTGACCGAGAACAGGCAGAACGCGGGCGTCAATGGTTTGACTTCGAGTTAGATGATACTGGCCCCGATGGGGGTGCCCAGGGACTAGGGCTGGCAGGACTTGGTGAAATCTTCGGGCAGGAGGCCAGGGGACAGGCTGCATCTCAGTGGTTGGGACAATTTGACCCCTTCTCGCAGTTCTTGTTTGGGCAACCCGCTGAAAAGACTGCTGACTATCTCTCTGAGGTCTACAAGGATATTGGCAGTGCAATCGGTGAGTTTGGCACCAATGTACTTACAAGCGAAGGTGAGCGGTTATTACGGGAAGCAGAGGGCCAACAAGCAATGCTTGAGGTCGTAACTGAGCAGGGGGAGAAAGCCACGGATGCCGTATTACGGGTTTTGGAAGACGCCGGGGCTACCGAGCTAGAAATGGCGGATGCTGAGAACAAAGCCGGACAACTTGGGCTGGCAGCCGCGACCGATATCATGGCAGGACTTAGTCCTTCAGGGGGCGGAGTGATAGGGGGGTGGCCCATAGACATGACGCGGTACGACGAATTGATGGCTGAGTATGCTGCGGCCCAGGAGAGACTGGATGCGGAGATGGTCTTAGGAGATGCCCCGGGAGACGAGACTGGGCTTTTGGGCGTTGAAGATGTATCGCGGGAATTGGACCCCAGCAAAGGAACTCTGTTTGGCCCCACTGGTGAGGGGGGCGGCCTTCGGGGTTTCGACATTGAATATGACATAGTCAGGAGAGCATTAGACCCACGAATTGGTGACCCGCCGGACGAGGTCATTCCAGATATTGCGCAAAGCGTGAGGAATACCCCTCTAACGTGGGATCAGGTCTTGCAGTGGGTAGAGCGAACCAAATCTCTTGATCCGGCCATCAAAGAAGGTTTGAGGGATCTGGCCGCCTCTGCTGGAGAAATAGCAAAAACCCCTGTACCAACCAGCCTGGCAACCAGCGTACCTGCCACTGTGGTACCCGTTGTACCAACTAGCGCTGCAATCACTGGGCCAACCCTTGTGTCAACTGGCGCAGACACTCCTGTAACAGCCACCGGAGCAACAGCGGAGAGCCTTGTGGAAGAAGCAGAGGCGGCGGCTGCGGCGAGTCAAAAATACGATACTCCGGACGAGACTCTTAAGACAGTGTACTACCCTCTGGTATATGCCCAGCCAGGAGTGGGATATGCAAGCGAAGACGAACTTGAGGAAGTATTTAATGCAAGCCGGACACTGTTCTTTTTGGAAAAGGGGAAGGACGCATGGGAGCCGTACAGGGATTGGGGATACACCGCGGACGCGGGTGCAGCCCTAAGGGAGAATTACAGGGAGTACCTTGAAACTGATTACCTCAAACGGCCTTTTGCAGAACGGCTAGGCCCAGACTACTATGACCTCGTCGAGGAGGTAAGAGAGATATTCAGCAGATCTCAGGATGATCCGGGTTACGCCCCTACTGAGGAAGATATCTGGGTAGATGGACTGTGGGGAACGACTGGAGGGACCAGCGCAAAGACTCGACGTGATGATCTGGTGAAGCTGGGACTAACGCATGGAGGCATGGGGCACTATTCCCGACGCATCCATCTGGCCGCTCAGAAACAAATGGACTATTACAGGAATATAGGAATGACGGAACAGGATATCTTCAAACGCATGACGAAAGGGATCAAGAAGCCAAAGGGGAAAGACGCAACTGCTGACCCAGGGGCGGCTGCCAGCGCGATGGCATCCTATTTTGAGGGAGACAACGAAGAGGAGAAACCTGATCTCTCGGAGTTTTTCGGGGGTTATCCAGGTTAGCATTTAAGCAGTTGTTTGATATCTAATTTGCTAAGGAGGTATTGAAATGGCAGTAGGAGATCCTTGGGAGCGCCCAGAGTGGTTGCCCGATCCAGAATGGACTCCGGCAGAAGAGTGGGGACGCATTGTGGGGCGGCAGGCCCCGTTTTGGGAGGCCCGCAGGCCAATGACACAGTTGGGCCAGCGGCTCCAAGGGAGATATCTGCTCGGAGCCCCTGCGATGAGCCAAGCCTGGATGGGGGCCGATGAACCGACTTTTGCAGATTATGCTAGTGGATTCACGGGAGGGACCGCGGGGGGCTGGCAGGCAGGCACCTACGCCGATTTGTTGGCGCGGGCACGTCTAGCAGAAGCTGCCACCAGAGCCCCTATAGGGGAATACCTGGACGAGTTTGCCCCAAAGACTGATGCTTACAATCAAGCAGCATGGTATGCGGCTATGTTTAACCCGCAGGGCAGTTCAGATCGAATTGCAGCGGCGAATCAACTCCAGGCCGCCACCCTCCTTGCACAACAAAGGCGAGGCGACAGGGGAGGGGCATATACAGGGGCGATGGGTAGGGCTATAGCACAGGCTGTGGCAGCACAGCAGCAATACCGACAAGATATAGGCAAGCCGAAAGGCAGCTTCCTGTCATGGTACCTTGACGAGATGGGAGCGGCTCCGGCATCAGGCACAGCGGCATCAGGCACAGATTCTGATTTGGCCGCGTATCAAGCGCAAACGCAGTCGGCAAAGTCAGCCGCTACCACAGCCCTCATAGAACAAAACCCTGACTGGGGCGCACTGGAAATAGCTGAGGCCCTGGCGAAGCTTGGATACTAGGAGTAGCCAATGGTAACACCAAATGCTCAGGGGCCATATCCTGACTGGTTTTGGCCAGGTGTTCTGGAGCAGTATGAGCCTGCCCAGTATTACAGTTCTCCTGCGGGATTAGGCTTTGCCCAAAGGAGCCCCCGAAGACGGAGATTCTTTGAGGGTTCCTATCAGGACGTCCTGAAAGACTTTTATCAAGCGGAAGGCACGGCTGCGCGGAAGGGTGAAGAGCCTGCAACATTTCTGGAGTTCCTTGAGACTAATCCGTGGACTGCCCGCTATGGACGGCTACCACAAGCGGCACGAGGAACGACTGGCATGATGTCTAATCCTAGAACGAGGTTCTTATTTAACTACTAATGGGCGAGATAGACACAGAATTACTCAAGACGTTAAAGCCGCGATCAGTCAGGCAGCCAGTCAGGCAGGTCGAAAGCCGCCTTGATGATCTATTTGAGAAGCCCGAAGAAGACGACGGCTCATTCTGGGGCGACATCAAAGATGTGGGTTCTGCTGCCCTGCGTTACATGGATCGCGCAGTAAGACTAGCTGGCCTCGCGGTTGGCACTGGTGTGGCTTACAGCCCAGTGGGTGTTGCTGGCCAAATGATTCCGGGCGTAAGAGACTGGCTACCAGATCCAAGAAAAATACCAGAAGGTGCAGGCGCATTCTGGGGGGATATACGAGAGGGTGATTGGGATGCGGCGATTGAATCATATCAGGATGCGCTTGATGCCGGTCCTGGCTTCTGGGGCGCTGCGGAGGTAGCAGGATCCTTCATCCCCACTGGCGGCCCAGCCTTGGCTGGCGCACGGCTACTCTCAACAGCCCCCAGACTCGCGGGAACAATTGCAAAGCCATTTGTCCCTGCTACTCGTCGTGGCGTTGAGATAAAACGTGGCATTGAGGCAGGATTACGTGGTACAGGGAAAGTATTAAGAGCCCCCTGGGAGCTTGAGGAAGCGGCTGGCCGACTCGCAGTTAAGGGAGTAGGCAAAGTGGCAGGCCCAGTGGTGGGGCCATTGGTACGGCCACTTGTTAGCCGATTCCGACGGCCAGGGGTAGAGGCCGTGGAAAAAGTCGCGGAAGAGGCTCCTATTGACCTCATTGATGTCAGTTCAAGGGTGAGCAGTTTCCCCGAACCCTATGAACGCATAGGAGGGGATATATGGACTGCCTACAAAGGGCCACAGCCAGGTGTAAGGAATGAGGCTCGTATTGCCTTTCAAGAGTCCGTGGAAAACGTCCCACTGGAAGGGTTCCCTGAGAGACAATTCGACAATCCTATCCTAGCCGCACGAGAAGCTCGCATGGCAAAGCCTGTTGCTACAGGGAAACAGGCACTGATGAATCGACTATATTTCGAAGTGTATGTAAAGGGGGAGTTAGATCCAGAAAGCGGAGTGGCTGCTCTTTCTTGGCTTGAGATGCTGCCAGATAAATATCTCAACGACCTTGGGTCCACCTATCTACGCAGAGGGATAGTAGATCCCGAGATAGACGCGGTCATGGGCTCACGCGGCCTGCGGGGAGTCGGAGACGTTGGCGGGTTCTATATGGAGCCTATGATAACAGAGGCGGGCAGCCGTACCCCTGGGATTATCACTATCTCCAAAAAAATAGTAAACAATAGCTCAGATGCAGACAGGATAATCGTCCATGAGGTGGCTCACCACCTTGAAGATTTCGTATCGGCGCAGGATGCACGTAAAATGGTCCAGCAGTGGCGGCGAGAGATGCGTAATAAGGGCGAGTCCCTTATAGCTGCGGTCAATAAGCTCCGGTCGGAGACTTTCGACGAAAAAAAGATGCAGTGGAAACGCCCCTTAACAGATGCGGAAAGCGATAAGCTCCGCACTGTGTATCGTTACCAGGGCGGGTTCCAGGAATATTTCGCAGAGGTGCTTACTGATAAGGCGCTACGTGACATATACATGGAAATCCCTGCGTACAGGACCATACTTCAGAGGGTTATGGCTCGAATCCGAGTGATGGCAGTGGCAACACGAGACTATATTGCTAACGTGCTTGGCCGTGGAGATGAAGCAGAGCGGGTCTATAAGAAACTTATCGGTGGGGATTACTCTGTTGCAGAGCGTCGCTTGCTGAGGCGTATGCGGGCAGAGGCTATGGAAGATGTGGGCGAAGCGGTCCCCACCCCCACCACACCCCCCGTCACGCCTGCTGCACCCCCCGTCGGGCCTGGTGCGGTACCGAGGGTGACGGCTGGCGGGAAAAAGCCGCCAAACACTCCTATTGAGACTCCACAGGTGACTGCTGGCGGGGCGGAGCCCACCATAATTACGGCTGATATAACTGCTGGCTTCGGCGCAGGCCCCCAATTGGCTATGTGGAGCAAGGCTGTCAATGTGATCAATGACGGACTAGAAAGCCTTACTGGGAAGTTGGGAGTCCGGAGACGCCTAACGCCAACGAAGGAACCGGGTGTGGCCGATGCGGTTAGAACCGCCGTCAAGACTAAAGCGGATGTGCAACGCCAGATGGCGGGCCACAGTAGTTGGGTGGCGGCTTACATACGCAACGGAAAGAAGGTCTTTGGGGCGTTTGATGAGGATGGCCGCATTATGGACGACAGGTTCTTGCACAAAGCATCTAATTCCATTGAAGGCGAGATATATCCGCTGGAACGGCCTACGATACAAGATGTCGCAGCTAGGATGGACACGTATAGCCCGGTGATGACAGATGACGAACTAAAGTTCATGAACTCACTGCGGGATATCTTTGAGAACGGAACATCGTGGACATCTGGCGGCGTAACCAGGGAGATGCCTGGGTGGAACGCAATATTGCGAGAATGGCTGCCTGGATGGAATCCCAACCGGGTGCGCCCTGACATTAAGCCTGGTGGGTTCTATCTGTCTCGCGGCCCAGCCAAGCCACCGGGCACATTTGCCCAGACGGGGGACAACGAGCTTCTGAAATCATTTACAGCTTCGGGGCCACAAAAACTCAACAAGCGCATCGTTGCCCAGAACCGCGCACGTAGTCCATCTATGGGTAATGCTATCGTTAACGGAGTTAAATATGACACGTTTGAAGATGCGATGGTTGGGCATATCAACGATGTAGCAAAGAAGCTATCTGATATCAACCTTGGCGCAACAATTAAAACTGTTAACCGCAACCTTCCTAAGGCTGGCAGGACGCGCACAGTGAGGGCTAAGGAACTAGCCCAAGAGCTGAAGATTGGAGAGATTCCCGGCCTTGAATTCACGTACATTGATGATGAGTTAGCTAACGCTATCAGGAAGCAACTTAAAGAGCCCCGGTTCCGTGTATCGGAAACGATGGTTCTTAAACACATCAATCAGGTATACCGGGGCCTCAAGGCAACCGCTGACTTTTCTGCACTTGGTATTCATGGTGCCTTTGCCGCATTTAGGCATCCCGTACTGTGGAAAAAAGCTGCAGTAGTATCACTGAACGCCTTTATGAGGCGCGATAACATTGGCGTCGCAGATGCCATGATTCGGAACGCTGATGAGATGGCGAAGGCGAAAGGTCTACTCACCTCGGATTTCTGGTCAACAGCAGGGCTTCGCATAGGAGGGGCTAGAACTGAATATGCGGTTCCGTTTACGGGGCGTTTGGCGCAGAGCAGAATCCCTGTTGCTAGGCAGACCGCTCAATTATTTGAGCGGTTTAACCTTAGCTTTGGGGTGTTTGGCGATGCCTTGCGACTCGATTGGGCTAACAAGTTGCTGGAAGCGGAGTTGCGAAGGGGCAGGACGCTGAAGCAGCTCTGGGACTCCGGGGAGATGCGCGAGATGGCGAGTATCGCCAATAAACTCACGGGGTGGTCAGAAGGAAGGTTCGGCGGGGATATTGGGGACCTGCTCCTCTTTGCTCCGAAGTATTTCCAATCCCGTCTTGAAAGCTACGCGCAGGCGCTGGTAGGTGTTGGCCGTTATGCGGGGAGGCCATTTGGAGTGAGGCAGACAATTCAAGGCAGAGAGGCTGCCGGAACAATCGCGCAGACCATTTTCTTTGCAGGTGCGTTGACGGAGATTATTAACGCAGCAACCGGGCATGAGACAGACAGGCGTCCGTGGGTGAATGGTCGCCCCAATCCTAATTTCTATACAATCCGTTTTGGTGGGCAAGACTTTTCCCTGTTTGGCCCTTCAGTGGGCTTTTTCCAGGCAATTGCGAATACAGTGACAGGACATCCTGAAAGGGCGATGCGGAGTCTCGGCAGCGGCTTCTCACGATTGCTGTGGGATAATTTTACTGGCTACACATTTTTGGGTGAAGAGGCTGCAATAACAATTGACGAGCAGGGAAACCGGAGGTTTACGTCCGCAGTCCGGGCAATGGAATATTTAACTGAGTTGGTCATACCTATAGCCCCAGGGCAGGCTGGCGAACAGCTCGTAGGGGTTGCACGGGATATTCCAGGGGCTGTGCGGCAGGTACGTGGCATAGAGCCAGAAGAAGAAATAGCGGGACCAAGCCCAGTTGAAAGAGTTATCGGCGGGACCTTGGCCTTCGGTGCAGAAACAATAGGTGGCCGGGTCAGCCCGATGAGTCGGAGTGATTGGGAGAATAGGATTGCCCAAGAGCAATTTGGCAAGCCTTACGATGACTTGGATAATAACGTCAAGCCTGTTGTAGATAAACTGGTGTTACGAGAATATGGGGAACGGGCATATCGGGGACCTAAGGGCCGCCTCTACAAAGAGAAAGATGTTATAGATGCTACATTCTTGGAGGCTGTACAGGACGCTTCAGACAAGCATTTATCGGGGGGGCCTGACCATAAAGATTATAGTCCGTCGTCTGCCAGGACGGAGTATCAGGCAGCGGTAAAAGCTCGTAGGGGCGCTCAGTATGGGTCCCAGTATAGGGCTGATAAGGGGCGTACTGTTGGCGGCGTGTACGAAACACTCTATGATAGAGATGAGGAGCGTGAAGAGCCCGAATTAGGCACGAAAGAGCATCTGCTCTGGCGGTATTACAATATCGTTCCTAATGCGACTGACGTGAATGGCAAGATAGATTGGGATGCATACGATAGGCTCTCTAGTGAGTTCTGGGCTAGCTTGAGTAACCAGGAAGTGGATATCGTTTTAGCGAATATCCGGGTTATGGAAGGTGAATTGTCCAAAGAAATGCAGACTTTGATAAATGCAGGACGATACGCAGGGGCGGTGAAAGTCGATGGGATATCCTATTGGGATATTGAGGGACTGGAACAGATCCGGCAGCATGTTGCCGACCGAGTCGGCGTAAGCAAGCGCCATGTAGATGAATACATGGATGCCGCAGTCAAGAGGCAGGAAGAGCTAAGAGGCCATGATGATACCTACAAGAAGATTGACTCTGTTCTTAGGGAAGAGCGGCGCTCGGACACCGGACTCTTGGGCCTTACGAAAATAGCATGGATGAAAAGAGCGCCTGAGGAGTGGGTTTTAGCCATGTACGCAGCGGGCTATGATTTCCTACGTGATGAAAAGATACGTCCAGTTCTTGAGCGTAGGGGGCAATGGAATACGATTACGGAACAGCCTTATGACCAGCTTTACAGGAACGCTCTTGTTGTGTCTGGCTAGCAGTATTACACATTATGTGGTATATAATGGTCTGATGTATACAAGGGAAAGGAGTTAAGGATATGGTGACATCCACTAACCCGGATGAAATGAATGAGAGTGTACAGATTATAGAACCTGAGGAACAGGGCGGAGATAGTCCGGTTGAGGAGCCGCAGCCGGTTGAAGACAGCCCTTCAGAGGAGGCTGTTGAGCAACCAGTGGCCCAGGATGGAGGGGGTGAACCTACCTCAACTAGTGTAGCAAGTGAGCCCCCACCTGCACAGCCTCCAAGACCACAGGCAGATCAGGCTGCTATCGCAGAGCTGCAACAGCGGCGGGTAGCAGAGCAGGAGCAGACTTGGCGACAGAATGTGGGAAGAGCGGCGCTAAACTATGAAAGGCAGCTACAAGAAGCCGGCTATATGCCTGAGCAGGCAAGGGATCAGGCCAAGCGGTATGTCCAACAGGAGCAAAAGTTTCGGAAGCAGGACGAAGAAGCCGCCAATATGGTCGGGTACATCCAGGGGCGTAATATGGCTGCTATACATTTTCTGAAGAAGCATGGCTTGGCAAACAAGCAGGTTCTCGATGATCTTGCTGCTCTTCAGAATACTAATAGTCCGGCAGAGATGGAAAAAGAAGCGATACGGATGAAGAATGACCGGGCAATGCGCTCTGAGATAGCCCAATTAAAACAGGGTAGAGTTCCTCCGCAGACTTTCGATAACAGTCAGGGGGCGGCGGAGGCCACTACGAACCAGGATAGGCTTCTAGATGCCTATCTTGCGGGGGATAGGTCGGAAGCTGCGATGAGAGCAGCAAGAAAATTGACACTGGGAAGTTAGAAGGAGGCCATAAATGGCACAGACAGCAACTACCGGGAATCTGGAAAATGCCCAGCGGATCATTATCGCAGCGGCGCGGTACACAGAGGAGCATAACGCTCCAGCATTGGCGCTTATTGAGCAATTTCAATTGCCCAAGGGTTCCAAGCAGGTTACTGTCCCCAAGGTAGGACAAATGACTATGTCCGACCTAGTAGACGGACAGGACATCATTGATGAGGAAGACATTGGGATGACCACAGTCGATCTTACGGCAAGTGAGGTTGGGGCAAAGGTTATCCTGACTGATAAGCTCGTCAGGCAAAGTGCCACAAATGTGTTCTCCATGATCGGGCGACAGCTTGGTGATGGCATGGCACGGAAGAAGGACACAGATGTTATAGCTCTGTGGCCTAACCTCAATGGCGGCACAGTGCTTG